GAGGAGGAAAATCCTCTATTTGATATTTACCCTGTTTCACAATTGAGTTCACATGGTCTTTTGTTTCTTTAGGAAAGTGTTCTTCTACTTTCTTAAAAAACCTTTTCAACTCTCCATGGGATAAATCAGATGAACTACTTTCATTGCATTCAATGAAGGCTCTAATCTGATCCATGGTTCGGCGTCCATCTAAGGAACCCGATACCTGCTGCGATTTTGTGCCCCTTAAAACGGGCACAGGCACAGCACGGATATCAGTTCCTGGAATGAGTTCGCTCTTGTCGAAAGGTTTGAGTAGATCGTAGAGATACACTCTCTTCAAAAGACCAGGATCGTATCGAAAACCTGTACTGAGAGAATCCACTAAGCCCAATCCTCCTTTCTTTTTGCTAAGATGGAGACTACGGGGAGTCTTACGAAGGGGTAACAGATTTCTTTTAATAAACTCTGTTTTAACCCAGTCGTGTTCTCCCCAGTAAAATTGGGTCTCTTCAAAACAATAGGAAAGAGAAACTCCTACACGTTTTTGGCAAGAAACCTTGCCTGTGTGGAGAACCTTTCCTCTGTAGAAGAGCTGGGAATTCACTGTACAGAAATCCGGATCAATGAAGTTTTTACCGAGAGAGAGGCTAAGACCGACTTGGGGAGCTTGTGCCCTCCAAGTCTTGATCTCCTCCTCTCCCCCTCTGGCGACGACATCGTCACCATTAATGAGGTATGAATACTTCGGAAATCCGGAATAGGAGACTATATAATCGTTAAGAAAACACAATAATGGGAAACTCAAAAGAGAACCCATAAGTTGGCCAGAAGTCTGAATTCCTTTTTTCCCTTTAGGGTAAAGGATCTCATGACTAGAACACTCCCACCGGACCCATTCTCGTGTGGGTTCATGATCAATTGATTCAAGAATACCCTCTACGAGAGCTTGGGTCACAGACATGGGAAAGTTATCTGTTGCCGCTGTGTAATCTCCTGACAACCATAGGTCATCAAGGTTAGAACGATTGTTAATCTCCTGTATCATCGATTCGATACGGAAAATCCAAGGAAGGGTGTCGTCTTGGAATGACTCGTGTTCTGACCAAGGGGCTTTAACGCCATTGGTCAGACAAAACTGAGGTTGTTCACCTAGGTAAGTCCAAAGAGCCCTTTGGAAGGGCTGGAGTACCTTAGTGGATGCCTCTCCTGCAGTGATCATCCGAACTTTTAACGGTTCAGAAAGAGCAACTGCTTTAACACGAGGTGGTTCCAACGGAGGACTAGCAGGAAATTGAAGGTCTAAAGTCCAATCGGACTCCTTACAAGGTATTGAGATATCATTTACA